ACAGCTATGACGCACTTTGCACAGCACCTATTGATTACGATGGAACAGCAGCACCTATCAGCTATTCAGCAGTTGTAGCGGCTAATAGCAAATTTGATGATGAATCTGATTCATCACTTACAAAGATATTATTCATTAACCCAGCACAGGAAGCAACATTACTTAATGACGATGATTTCAAGAGCAATGACAAGTACCCACTTAATGTAATTATGAATGGAACTATCGGTTCTATTGCAGGAGCGCAGGTTGTTAAGTCTAAAAAAGTTAAGCTGGTTAAGTATGAGCTTGATGATTCAACAGGAACAATCAATGTTGTAGCTGATACAACAAGTGAGGATGCAACGAATGTTCACCTTGACACAGCACTTGCACATACGCTTAAGCCAAAGGGCAAAGAAATTAAGGTAGGTAGCAAGTTAAAGTCTGTTACAACAGAGTTCTACGCTTGCCCTATTGTTATCGTGTCAGCAGATGACCCTAACGAGGACGCAGGTGCAGATGGCGCATCAGAGGAAGAGAATGCACTTACAATCTATATGAAGAGAAGCGTTGAGATTGAATCAGACAGAGATATTCTTGCAAAGACAACTGTTATCTCTGGTGATGAACACTATACAGCAGTCTTAAGCAATGATTCAAAGGTTGTTCTTGCTAAGTTTGGAAAGTAAGAGGTGTTTATATGTTATTAAGACGACATAAAATCAACGCCGCAAAGCAGAGCGAAGAAGTAACAGCAGATAATGTAAGACAAGAAGCTGTTTATGGAGATGAGCTTAAGTATGAGGAAGAGCAGGACAAGTTCCCTGCTCAACCTACAAGCGACTACACAAAGACAGATATTAAGCGTATGTCAACAGCGGACTTGCAGACACTTGCCTTAGAACAAGGTATTGAGAACGCAATGGAGCTTACAGGAGCAGAACTTAAAGAACTGTTAATTGAGAAATTAGGGTTATAGGAGCTGAAATTATGGAATACACCACATTAGAGCAAGTTAAAATCAGACTTAAACAATTTCATATTGATACAGTCACAAATGATGATGAAACAACATCTGATGTGGTAGTGTTCGATAACAAAGAAGATAATCCGGTAATCGAACAGCTTATTAAACAGGCTGCAGAAGATGTAAAGGCAAAGAGAAATTATCCAGACAGCTACACAGATGAAATGATAGCTGAAGACTTAAAGAAACACCAAAGTGTCATTGTCAATCTGGCTGTCTATGACCATTCACAGTCTGGTGAAGAATTTATGGAAAGTTTTAGCGAGAATGGTGTGAGCAGAGCTTGGAGAGACAGAGAAAAGCTATTTGTCGGGGTATTTCCATTTGCTAAAGTTTTATAAAGAAGATTGAGCGTGACCATTATGGTTGCAGGCGGCGCACATTAAGCGGTGGTGGGCAGTGCGTCAAAAGGAGATTCAAATGAAAAGTATTTTGATTCAAACTTATCTTGTAGTGCTTCCGATAGTGCTTGGATATATAGTTTGGCTTCTTAAACAGCAAAAGAAAAGCAGGGATGCGAACAGTAAAGGAACAATGCTCCTTTTGCGCGTCCAACTTATTGAATACCATGCAAAGTACACCAGAATCGGAGAAATACCATCATATGCCTATCAAAACTTCTGTGAGATGTATGATGCGTACCATGCGCTAGGTGGAAATGGAATGGTTACGAAAATGAAACATGAGATTGAAGAGATTCATATAGGGAAAGGAGATAAGAGCCATGAGGAATTGGAAGGATTGGACTAAGAAAGCCGGAATCCGAGCAATCAAGACTGTTGCACAGGCGGCGGTTGCCGGAATTGGAACGGCGGCATTTATGGGCGCGGTGGATTGGAAATATGTTCTTTCTGCATCAGTCCTTGCCGGAGTGTTATCACTTCTGACAAGTGTTGCCGGAATCCCGGAGGAAAACACCAATGCTTGACATTAACAAGCAGGAAATGAAGTATTCTCAATCCGGTCAGAGGGTATTCATCCCACAAACTGACGAAAATGGAGATATTGTCTATGAAGGGTACAAGGATTCCGATGGAAACTTTGTACCTTATTTAGATTCCGAAGGCAACAAGATTCCAAAAGGCGAGGAAGTTGAAGGGTTTTCAGAACCTACGACATTCCAAGCCAATATCAGCAATAAGCTGTCGGAAGCCCTTGTGAAAGAATTTGGAATTGATGATAGTACATCATACTGTCAGCTTGTCACGGATAAAGGATATTTGCCACTGAAAGCCGGTGATGTGGTGTGGAAACGTTCGGAAGTCAAGCACACTGATGATGGACTTGTGGATTCAGAAACCGCAGATTACATCGTAAAAGGTGTTGCTGATGAAGGATTGACCACGGATTTGTTCCTTCTTCGGAAGAATATTAAGTAGGTGATTGCATGAAAAAGAAACCTATTTCAATGACACTATCCACTAAGTCCATACAAGACACTATAAAGAAATTAGAGCAGTACCGCGATAGTTTACAGGCTAAATGCGATTTACTTGTTTCTAGGCTTGCACAGGAAGGTCAGACGGTGGCAATAAAACAAATATCGAAATCTCCAATCGGAAACACGATAACGGTAAGGGTAGATAAAGCACCACAGTTAATGACCTCAAACGCGATTCTGATTGCAACCGGAAAAACGGTAACGTCAGAAGATAGAGAACCGTTCTATACTTTGTTGGCGGTAGAGTTTGGAGCCGGTATTTTTTATAACTCCAAAGAGAACCCAAAAGCACCGGAACTTGGATTCGGTGTCGGCACGTATCCGGGGCAAATACACGCTTTTGAAGATGGTTGGTACTATTGGGATGATAAGACCGAAACATGGCGTTATACCCACGGTATCAAAGCCACAATGCCAATGTATAATGCGGAACAACAGATTATTCAACAGTATGTAAAGATTGCAAGGGAGGTATTCGGTGGAAAATGAGTTAAATAGTTGGGCACTTGATTTTGAAGATACCTTATGTTCCCTTTTAAAATCGTACATGGAAAGCAAGGTAAGAGGAATTAAAGTGACGCAAGATGAAGAATCGGGCGGTACCGCAACATTCCCGACACTTTTAGTCAGACAAATCGGTGGCACAGAAGCCGGACGAACCAATGAAGCAAAGACAATCAATGCAATTCGCCCAACTTTTCAGATCACAATTACAAACAAAGGCTCAAGAAAAGCAACTAAGGACATCGCAGCATATGCGGTGTCTTTTTTTAAGCAACAAATGTTTGAGGTATCAAATGTAATCCAAACAATTTCCAAGCAAGTGCGAACGGTTACATTCCGTGCAACTCGCGTAATTGGAAACATTGAGCATTTAGATCAGCTATAAGCAGAAAGGAAGTAGAAAATATGGCATCAACAAGTTATAGAACTCGTGTCATTGTAAAAGAGCACACGGAAAAACAGGCTGACTTTGCGGGAACATATAATCTTTTGGTTGCGGCTAAGTCAGTTCCAAGTCCTGCATCGCCGCCAAACACTGTTGAGTCAACAACAATGGAAGATGACCAGCAGACTTTTGAAAAAGGTATTAAGACTTCTGATTCAAGAGAAATCACAGGAAACCTTGAAAAAGAATATCTTTCAAAGGTGGATGGATATGGAGATAAAAAACTTGATATTATCCATCTGTATGGAACGGACGGTATCGGCGGTGTAGCGAAGTACGCATATGTCGGAACCGCAACGGCTACACCAAACGATGTAGGCGGAAACGATGAAATCCTTGAAATGACGGTAACAGTTATTCCAAGCACGGCATCAGAGCTTGTTACAGATAAGCTGAAAGTCGTTGATAACAACGATGGAACATTCACTGTAACAGTGGTGGGGTAAAAAGCCTATCGGACGAGCAATCGACCGCACCGGTAGGCGAGGATGAACGGTCGGTAGCAGAACTTGAAGCAATATAAAATAAGCAACAATGGGGCGGTGGCAACACTGCCCCTTGCCAATATAGGGCAGAAAGGCAAGGTAAAACATGAAAGTTAAATTAGGTGGAAAAGAATATACAATTCAGTTTGCAACAAGACCATCGTTAAAATCACATATCTTACAGGATATTATGAAAACGCAGGACATGGAAGATATTTCTTCTATGGAAGATATTCTTCTTGAAACACTTCCTAAGACGCTTCTTGTAGGATTGCAGATGCATCACAATGAAGAATTTGGATATGATTACAAAACAAACGAAGGCTACGATGAGCAGCTTGAGAAGGTGTCCGACATTCTCTATGATGCGATTGACACAAACGAGATTAACTGCATGGATTTATTCGCTGATATGCAGAGGGAAATGATGACAAACGGTTTTTTAGCGCAGATGATGGAGTCGTTGGAGAGAGCGCAGGAGCAGGAGAAAGAGAAGAAAAAGACCCCATCCAAAGCGAAAACCAAGAATTAACATGGGAATATTACGTTGCGGAAATCCGTCCGTTTTACCTTGTGGTAACGAAAGGCTACGGATTTTCCGTTGATGATATAGATATGATGAATCCAGAGTTGCTTAAGCCTTATGTGGATGCATACAAGGAAGAATGGAAGCAACGCGATGTGGAAATGTATATGTGGTTTGGCAGATATGCAACGTCAGCACTTGTGACCGCAATAGATGCTACATTCGGTAAGGGTAATAGTAAGTACGTGAAAGAAACTTGCTATGATTCCATCGAAAAGCATAATACGGACGATCCCGATGCTGAGATACGAGAAATGCTTAAGGCGGAAGAAGCATGGGCGGCTGAATCAAGGAAATCACATTTGCCAAAGCCAAAGATAGTTTAAGAAAAGAGGTATTGCTATGGCAGTAATTATCGGAAGTGCGAGACACGATGAACACGGAAATTGCTATTCTGGTGGAAAAGCCGGAGACCAGACCGGACAGGAAGTGTCTACGCAGAAGTTTTACAACCATTCTAAGGGATGGTACGTGCTAAGGGCGAAGGACGATAGGGTTGCGGAGAAGTTAGCCGAAGCTATGCAGATTGCATCTGACAACAAAAATATCGGCTATGACCAATCAGAACGCTACGGAGTCATTAAGCATGGCATTAACACAAAGGTCAAGACGGAATGCGATTGTTCTTCTCTTGTGCGTGCTTGTATTATCTATGCATCAGGCAAGGATGTGGGGGATTTTAATACATCTAATGAACGACCGGTAATTTTGAAATCCGGTTTGTTTGATGATATGGGTTCATATCATGCCGGGTTTATTCTTCGCAACGGAGATATTCTTGTGACACGCGTAAAAGGGCACACAGTTATTGTTGTAAAAGGCGCAAAGAAATGCAAAACCAAGTATTATCCGAAGTATACCGGAAATTCCGGTTCAATCGTTGAAGCATTAAAAGCGGTTGGGGAAGATGATGTGTCGAAAGAACATCGTGCGGAAATCGCAAAAAAGAACGGATTTTCCAATTTTAAGTTTACATCAGAGGAAAATTCAAAGATGATTTCTCTTCTAAAAAAGGGAAAACTGAAAAAGTAATTCAAGGGCGGTAGGGGTCAAATCCTACCGTCTTTTTCTTATGTAGAAAGTTGGTGGATAAATGGAATTAGAGTCTCTTGAAATAAAAATCCAAGCACAGGCACAACAGGCAAGCGGTCAGATAGATGCGCTTGTGACAAGGCTTGGGAGATTATCTTCCGCACTTTCCGGGCTTAACACTGGAAATCTGAATAGTCTTTCCACAGGGGTAAACCGACTTGCAGGGGCAATGACGGCAATGCGTGGAATTGACACACGAACTTTTTCTGCGGTTGCAAGAAATGTAAGCAAATTAGGCTCTATCAACAGCAAACAGATTAATGCTGCGGCCGGTTCTATGCGTCAGATTTCCAACGCGGTAAAAGGGATTTCTGGAATGTCGGCATCTGTTAAGGGTCTGACCGACCTTGCATCTGCAATCAAACAGCTTGGCTACCAGAGTTCCACCAAGGCGATTGAAAATATCCCGAAACTTGCCACAGCAATGCGACAGCTTATGTCCGAATTGTCGAAAGCCCCTAGCGTAAGCCGGAATATTATTGACATGACAAATGCATTGGCAAAATTATCACGTACCGGTGGAGCGGCAGGAACAGCGGCAAAAAGCATCACAAGCTCATTTAGTGGATTTAGTTCCGGTGCTTCTGCGGTTACCAAGAAGTCGTTTTCTCTTGCGTCAGCAATCGGAAAAGTGTATGCAACGTACTGGGCTTTATTCCGAGGATTTAGGCTACTTGGAGATGCCATTGACATATCATCTTCGCTGACAGAGGTTGAGAACGTTGTAAGGCAGACATTCGGGCAGTATGAAAGCCTAATTAACAATTTCGCAAAAACATCAATTGAAAAATTTGGTATGTCTGAATTGTCTGCGAAACAGTTTGCAAGCCGTTTCCAAGCCATGGGAACAGCCCTTGATATTCCGCAAGGGAAAATGGCAGATATGTCTATTCGGTTGACGGAATTAACCGGAGATATGGCTTCATTCTATGATGTGAGTCAAGAAGATATTGCCAAAAGTCTGCAATCTGTATTTTCCGGTACTACGGCACCTATGCGGCGTTATGGTATCGACTTGACACAGGCAACATTAAAGGAATGGGCGTTAAAACAAGGACTTGATGCAAACGTTTCCTCAATGACACAGGCTGAAAAAGCCATGTTGCGTTATCAGTATGTGCTTGCGCATACAACCAATATCACCGGGGACTTTGCACGTACAGCAGATACGTGGCATAACCAGATAACCATGCTTAGAGAGAACTTCAAAGCACTTGGAGCGGTCGTTGGTGGTGGTTTAATCAATGCATTTAAGCCATTTATCAAGGTGCTTAATGCGGTTCTACAGAAGGTGATTTCTTTTGCGGAAATGGTAACAAATGCTTTAGGTTCTATCTTCGGATGGAAATATGAAGCAAGCAAAGGAGCAGGAATCAGCGGTCTTGCTGATGATATTGGAAGCGCATCTGATGGCATGGATGATTTGAGTAATGCCGCAGGAAACGCAGGAAAAAACACAGGCGGTATCGCAAAAAATGCCAAGAAAGCAAAAAAGGAAATCCAACAGGCAACTCGTGCATTTGATGAATTAAAGGTTATTTCAAAGCAGAGTAAAGATAACACTTCCGGTTCTGGAAGCGGTGGAAGCGGTGGCGGTTCTGGTGCTGGCGGTTCTGGTGGTGGAGATACCGGAAAGTTGGTTCAGACCGACACGATCTTTAAGAAATTCAAAAGCGACATCAAAGACCTTGAAGGACTTGGAAAAGCAATTTCCGGTGCGTTAATTAACGCAATGAAAAAAATTAAATGGAAAAAAGTGTATGCAAAAGCCGAAGGTTTTGGAAGTGGATTAGCCAAATTCCTTAACGGACTATTTAAAGGGCAAAAAGGAACAACGCTTTTCGGAGAAACCGGAAAACTGATCGCAAATTCATTAAACACGGTGCTTCATGGATTGGATTCGTTTGGAACGACATTTAATTGGAAGCAATTTGGAAATTCAATCGCAGACGGAATAAACAAGTTTTTCCAAAACTTTGACTTTGCATTATTGGCTCAAACACTTAATTCGTGGGCGCAAGGGGCGTTTGATGCAGTTACTACGGCATTAAAGAAAATTTCTTGGAAGGATGTATGGAACGGAGCAAAGGAGTTTTTAAGCAACTTAGACGTAAAGACGGTTGGAATTATCATCGGTGCGTTGGCAATCAAAAAAATCCTTGGATTGCATCTTGCAAAAACCGCACTTGATATAATCGGAACTTCCATTTCAAAAGCAATAGCTGGTTCACTTGCATCAAGGCTTGGCGTTGAAATTGCGGCAAATGAGGGAATCTCGGCAGTATTGTCTACCGCTTTGTCAAAAAAAATAGGTGGGGCGTTTGCTACACTTGGAACAACTGTTTCAGCTGGTGTCAAAGCTTTATTCGGTAGCGGTGCGGCAGAGAGCGCACTTTCTTTTATCAGCCCGGTAGCAAAAGCTATAACCGGGATTGGCTCTGTTTCGATTGGCGCATTTACTGCAATATCAAACTTTGTGACCATGTTAAAGAACGGATTCAGTTGGCTTAATGAAGCACTTATGCTTGTCGGAGTTACGATTACGGCAGTCGGAGCGGTTATTTTAGGGGTAGCGGCAGCACCTGCAGCGATTACCGCAGGAATAGTAGCCGGTGTTGCAACGGCGGCTGTAGTAGTCAAGGATCATTGGAAAGAAATAAAAGGAATTTTCTCAAAAGCAGGAGATTGGTTTAATACTAATGTGATTAAGCCAATAAGCGGTTTTTTTAAGGGATTATGGGAATCTGTTTCCGGTTTTTTCTCTTCTTTATGGAAAGATATATCCGGTGTATGGAAAACAGTTTCTGGATGGTTCAATACTAATGTTATAACTCCTATTGTTTCATTTTTCCAAGGATTTTCGAAAAGAGTTGGTCAAATCTTTGAAGGATTGTGGATCATTGTCAAGGCTGTATGGATTGTTGTTTCTGATTGGTTTAAATCAAAGGTAATAGAGCCAATAAAGAAGAATTTTGAATTATTGAAATCGACAGTATCAACCGCATTCAAGGTTCTATGGACAACTGTGAAATCGGTATGGGCGGTGGTTTCCGGTTGGTTTAAGGAGCATGTTACAACACCTATCAAGAATGCTTTTAGCTCAGCAAAAGAATCTATTCAGAAAGCTTTTAGCTCGGCAAAGACAGCGGTAACCGGGGCGTGGAACAGTGTTTCTAGTTGGTTTAAAGAACATGTAACCACCCCGATAAAAAATGCTTTCTCGAAGATGAAAGAAAGTGTAGCTGAAATATTCAGCAAATTATGGAATAGCGTGAAAAGTGGCGTTGCCGGGGCAATGAACACCGTAATTTCAAGAATTGAAACAGCAATAAATTCATTGATCGGTGGAGTGAATACCGTTTTGAGAGGGTTTAACAGTGTTGTTTCTGCGGCGGCTAAAGTAGCAAAGGTAAAGTGGAGCGGAGTCGATCTTGTGCCAAAAGTGAGCCTACCTAAAGTAAAGGCATATGCAACAGGTGGCTTCATGGACAAATATAGCATAGCAACTGTTGGAGAAAACGGACTCCCGGAACTTATGGGAACGGTAGGAGGTAAGCCGGCGGTTGCAGGAAGCCAAGAGATTACCGGAATCAAAGATGCCATCAATTCAACATCTGCGCAAGAGGTTTCCTTATTACGACAGCAAAATCAGTTATTACAAGCTATTTTACAGAAAAATTTCGGAATTACTACAAGCGACATAGGAAAAGCCGCAAGGGATTATGGTAGAGAACATTACAATCGAACCGGAGACAATGTATATGTTTTTTAGTGACTTCTATAATCGAACGTGATATAATTCTAAATAAATCATATCACAAGAAAGGAGTCATTATGAGAAGCACAAAAAGATTATTAGTAGCGATTGGGTTGGCATTTGCCGTTTTGGTTTCGGCTATGCCAATCCAAAATGCAGATGGGAAACAGATTGTTGCGCAGGCGGCAATTGTTAAGCTGAACAAAAAAGCAATCACGCTTGACGTTGGTAGTACACAGAAGTTAAAAGTTACCGGAACGAAAGCAAAGGTAAAGTGGCGTTCTACAAAATCAAGAATTGCAAAGGTAAGCAAAAGTGGCGTTGTTACCGCAGTATCATCGGGTAGCGCAACAATCAAGGCTAAAGTCGGAAAGAAAGTGATGTCTTGCAAAGTAACCGTGAAAGAGAAAATCAACAGACTTGCATACGAAGATTCGAGCATTAGGGTTTACTTTACGGGGCTAAAGAAGGGAACATATCCGGACGAACTTATAGCTTGCTTGACAATCGAAAATATTACAGACAATAATATTACGGTTAATTCTGACGCATCATCAGTAAATGATGTTATGGCGGAAGGAACGTTATATCAAGATTTATCTCCACATAAAAAAGCATATGTAACGTGGTGGACAATGGATGATAACATTGTGAGCTTGCCAATAAAGAATATTGACAACATACAACTATCCCTAGTTGTCTGGAATGAGGACTCGGAAGATTCCGACTACTACGTGACAGATTCTTTTGGGTTACTGAAATGAGTTAAAGGATTTTTGGGAGGAATTTGATCATGAAACAAAGTGGATGGGGAATTGCATCTTTAGTGTGCGGAATAGCAGGCATTTTGTTAGCGTGTGTTGCGATAGGTGTAGTTCCTGCAATAATCGGTCTTGTATGCGCAATTATTGCACTTACGCAAAAATGGAAAGGACATGGAACTGCAATTGCGGGTCTGGCTTGTTCAATAGTTGCGATAATTATTTTTATTTTTGCGGCACTTGTATTTGACGAAAGTGATTCAGACCAACCTAAAAAAGTTGAAAACATTCGAGATGCGGAAGTATTGGACGATGAAACGGAAGAATCGACCGATTCATACGATGACTACTTCACATTAGGCGATTCGGTTGAGACTAATGACTTGATAATAACATTTTCATCTGCGAAATTAACATTGGACGATGTTGCGTATCAAAGTCCTGATGATGGAAATGCGTTTATGAAACTAGATTTCGAGTTTGAAAATATATCAGATGAAGATCAAGACATTTCTGGATATGATTTTTCGGCATACGCAGACGATTATGCTGTTGATTACATAGACAGCACATTTGACACAACGCTTAGTCCGGGTAAAAAAACTAAAGGTTCAATATATTTTGAAGTGCCTATGGACACGAATGTTTTTGACACAGAATACAGTACAAGCTATTATGGAAATTCAAAAGTAAAATTTTCAATAGTGGCAGAAGAATAAAAGTATAAGCCGTGGAAACACGGCTTATTTTAATTCCAAAATCGGATTGACACAAAATCAAAAATAGTCTATCCTTATTACTAAGGAAACAACCTTATCCGTGAAGAAGCGGATTACTTACTTGAACGCCATACTGTACGAAAGAGGAAACCAATGTGATTTCACAAACGGTTTCCTTTTTTTATTCAGATAAAAATGTATGGAGGTAGACACGAATGAAAAAATCACAACTTATGCTTAAGATTCAAAACGGCATTGAGGTATTTGAGAATCCAATATTCGGACAGATCAGAATGGTCATGGTCGATGATGAACCATGGTTTGTTGGAAAGGATATATGCGAAGTATTTGGAGATACGAATTACAGAAGAAGCCTTTCAAATATTGATGATTCTGATAAGGGTGTGTCACAAATTGATACTCCCGGTGGAAAACAAAGAATGACGGTTGTTAATGAAAGCGGTTTGTATTCCTTGCTCTTTCAGATGCAACCACAGAAAGCAAAGGGTGTGTCACAAAACGACTCCCTTATAAACGAAAGAAAAGAAAAACTTCATAAGTTCAAACGTTGGGTAACATCCGAGGTTCTCCCTACAATCCGTAAAACAGGTGGGTATGTCAATAATGATGAATTATTTATTTCCACTTACCTGCCGTATGCAGATGAAAACACTAAGCTGATATTTTCACAGACATTAAAAACTGTTAGAGAGCAGAACGAAACCATTAAAAGGCAGCAGAAAGAAATCATCCATAAAGAAGATGTTATTATCGGACTCGTTGATGATATTGACTTGGCAACTAAGAGACAGCGGATAACGCAGATTGTCCGTTTCGGTGCCGATGGAAAGTATCAAGAACGCTATTCATTGCTTTATGGAGAATTTGAAAGGAAATATCACTGCAACCTTAAATCAAGGATGGAAGGGTGCGCACTCAAACCAAAAGTAAGAAACAAGATGGATTATATCGACAGGGAAATGGGAATGATTCCGCAGTTGTACGAAATCGCTTGCAAACTTTTTGAAAACGATGTAGAAAAGCTGAAATCTGAATGGGAATCAGTAGTAGCTTAAAATTTAATCAAATGGATAGCATCTACCAAACGGTAGGTGCTATTTTTATACCCATTTTTAGGAGGTAAACGATGGGATATGGCGGATATTTAGTAAAGTTTGGGAATTATACCATACCGAACAATTTAATAAAGCAGGACACGTTTAGTTCCTATGTAAATATGCAGGACAAAGACCCTTGGACGGATGAAAACGGATATGAGCATCGTGATGCCGTGGAACTGAAAGCCCTAAAGGTCGAATTTGAAACCAAAGCCATGCTGACCGAAAAGCAGTTTGATGATTTTTGGAAGAATATTGAGAAGAACTATACCAAGGCAAAGGAGCGCGGTGGCTATATCACGGCATACGTGCCGGAAAAACGCGGATATGTGACACAGTACGGATATATCGCTGATATTCAGCCTACGTTCTATTCTGTGGCAAATGGGAAGATTAAGTATGACGCAATCAAGTTTTCATTTATAGGCGGTGTGTATGATAAATAGTAGTTTGAAAGAAAAGTATTGGGATTCCTCGACAGATAAACAGATGGTTATATCTGTTGTTGGAACGAACCAGAAGATAGACAATTCGATGCTTGAAATCGGTACGTTCGCTCTCGAAGAAAGCCTTTGTTCGGAGTCTGAATTAAAGTTTGGAGCGTGCGAAGCGAATTGTGTAAAATTCACGGCACGAAACACCGCAGGAAACATTATTGGAAAGACAATCTCTATTGAAGAAACAATTGACGGAGATAGCGAAAATCCGATGCCATACGGAGTTTTTAAGGTGGCATCCGATGTTCCTACGGCTGACCGTACAAAACGGCAGATTACGGCATATGACGCGATGTACGACATTATCAATACGGATGTAAAATCTTGGTATGCAGGACTTAGCTTTCCAATGACGCTTAAACAGTTCCGTAATAGCTTTTTTGCGCATCTTGGAATTTCGCAAGTAGAAACAAGCCTTGCCAATGATTCTATGACGGTCAATAAGACGATTGTAGCCACACAGACGGACGATTCAAGCGCGGTCACAGAAGAGTCTGCTATCAGTGGAAAAACCGTTGTAACGGCAATCTGTGAGATTAACGGATGCTTTGGTAATATCAACCGGAATGGCAAGTTTGAGTATGTCTTTCTGAAAGCAATCACAAGCGCACTTTATCCGGCAGAAGATTTATTTCCATCTGACAATTTATTTCCGTCTGACGCAAATACAGAGTCCATGACCGGACACTATATCACGTTTGATTACGAGGACTTCCAAAGCAAGGAAATCACACAGCTAGAAATCAAGACAAGCGAAGATAACGCTGGTGCTATTGTTGGAACTGCCGGAAACAACTATTCGATTACAGGGAACTTTCTTGTATCAGACAAGACCGGAGCAGAGCTGGAACAGATTGCAAATAACCTATTGCCTATTATGGCACAGGCGGCATACACACCGATTAAAAGTTGCACCTGTGTCGGAAATCCATGTCTGACACTTGGGGAACCAATCCGATTCAATACCACGAGAGAGATTGTTGAAACGTATCTATTGCAACGCACTTTAACCGGAGTACAAAGCAAGAGAGATTCAATCTCGGCACAGGGCACGCAGACACACTCTGCAAAGGTTAATTCTATCAGAGATACGATTGAAAGCGTGGAAAGACGTACCGGAAAGTTAGAGAGGAACGCAGACCATCTTCAATCCACGTATGAGGATTTAGAAAAACAGACAAATACCAAGTTTGAGCAGACCACAAAAAGCATTGTTGCAGAAGTCAATCGTGCACAAAAAGCGGAAGGGCAATTAGACGCATCACTGGAATTGAAGTTAGGCAGAGATGAGAACGACCAGGTTATTTCGATGATTAATGCAAGTGCCGACCAAATTGTGTTGCGAGGAAACCGATTAATTGTAGAATGTAACAACTTTGAACTAGACGGTAGCGGACGAGTACATATAATAGAATCTCTGCTTTTTGACAGTGGTGAGGTATCTGGTGTAGAGATATTAGGACATGATGGAAGAAATAATGCATTATTGCAGAATGTTAAGTTGGACTTGTCATCTGTTACTGATGCAAACGGGGAAAACTTGGCGACAGAAAGTTATGTTGACGGTTCGCTGAGTGGCTACGCGACCAAAAACGAACTGCCAAGTGGGTATTTTACAGATGTAGACTATACACTTAATGATGGCTCTACAACCAAGTATTCGCCTAGACACTTTAATAAAATGTCTGATTTTGGTTCAAGGGAAAGTACCTTGGATATCGAGGGTCTTTTGATTTCTATTCCGAGTTCCGATAAAAGACTGAAAAATAATATACAATCATTAAGGGATATTAAAAGCGTTTATATGGCAATGTGCCCGGTTGAATATACATGGAAACCAGGATACATCACGCAACACAAAGGCTTGCAGTTTGGTTTAATTGCGCAGGATTTAGAGAAGATTTTGCAGGATGCCGGATTGTCCGATAGCGGACTTGTACTAAAAGAAGATGCCGAAGAGGATGAAAAAGCAATTCACGGAGATTCAAAGACATGGAAAATCGACAAGGAAAATCTCCATGCAATGCACATACAGATGATTCAAAGTCAGCAAAAGGAAATCGAAGAGTTAAAGCGAGAGAACAAGAATTTGAGTGAACAGATGAAAGACTTTGAGCAACGATTATCCGCAATAGAAAGGAGTGTGAGCCATGCAGAAAATATATAGTCGTATCAACTGGGAGAATTTCCCAAGTGAAAAAACAGCGGTAAATGAATCCAACCTTAATAAGATGGACTTGGCAATTGACAATCTGGATGATCGCGTGGTTGCTATGGATGCGTCTAAGGTTGATTTGACAAAGGCAAATGAGCTTGTGAAAGAAATTCTGTGGGATGAATCAAACGGAACATTGACCATAGTAAAGATGAACGGTTCACAGGCTATGATTGATACCAAGCTGGAAAAACTGGCTGTAAACTTTGCTTATGATTCGCAGAAACAGAAGCTGATTATCACGTTGGATGATGGCACAACGCAGAATGTGGACTTATCATCTCTGATTGCAGAGTATGAATTTCTCGATTCTGATACAATCGCATTTGCAATCGGCAGTGACGGTAAGGTGTCCGCAATCGTGAAAGAGGGAAGTATCCAAGAAAAGCATCTGCGCCCGGATTATCTTGCAGATATTAAAGTGGAATCTGCCAAGGCTGTAAATTCTGCAACTAATGCAAAAGCATCCGAAACCAATGCTGCAAAATCTGCCACAGACGCCAAAGACAGCGCAGACCGAGCACAGGGAATCGAAGACGAGATTAACAAGAAACTCACAATGACAGAATTTGATGTGAATGAGGATGGGGAGTTGATTTACACGGACAATGCGGCATATAACTTTGTCGTTGACAATGACGGAAATTTAAATTGGGAGGTGGCTTAGAATGGCTATAGCAGGAAGAGTAGCAATCGTGCCAAAAGGCGATTGGAGCGCAGATGCTACATATAAGAGATTGGATGCAGTGACTTATAACAATACGCTTTATTTCGCAAAAAAGGAAGTTCCAGCAGGAACGGTAACGAGCAATATAGAATATTGGTCGAAATCCATTGTGGGCGGTGCTGGCGGTGTGGCAACGGCTGATGAAGCCGGTGTGGTAAAACCGGCAGACGGACTTACAGTTGCAGAAGATGGAACGCTTAAGGTTAACGTTGACGGCACAACGCTTACGATGGATCAGGTCAACAATGTAATCAAGTTGGCAGATACCTTAAAAGAAAAAATCGGAAGCGCACTGCAACCTGAAAGCATCGTCAACAACCTTACAACAACAGAGGCTGGCTTTGCTTTAGACGCTAGACAGGCTAATCCCAACGTTGAGGGTACGTTAGCTAAACAGATAAGTGATTTAAACGGCAGTTTAAAAATTAAAATTGTTCAATGGACACCATATTGTCCTCGAACAGATTTTGCAGATAAGGTTAAGCTTAGCGAAGCGATGGCACTACGATACGGATCTTTAGTAATTTGCGCTATACGTATTGATTTATCTGAAAATACTCCTGGCGAATATGTTTCTATTGTAAATTTACCAACAAAATTGTTTACTGGCATCAACCAAACAAACATGGACGGAAAAGAAGGTAAATGGTATTTAGATAAAAACACAGCTAGTGTCTTTTTGCGAAGCGTATTTGAAGCCGGCACGTATTGGCTTAACTTCATGTATCTAGAAGCAGAATAAAGATTAAATATCATATAAATTAAAAACCCCAGCCCAAACTTGTACCAAACAAAAAGTGGTACTTCGTGGACTTGCAAGTAACCCAATACCATAATTTAAAGTATCTAAACCATTCCATGAAAATATAATAAGTGAGTAATCGCCAACATTTCGGAAAGCTGTTACGTGTTTAGATATTGAATTATAGAAATTATCTTCTATTACGCTTACTTTGTATATTCCACATCCACCAGATACCTGCGATGCCGAAGACCAATTTTCGATTATTTTTCTGAATTTAAAATTATCTAAGTGATTTAAACTGCCGTTTAAGAAAATATATCGAACAAATATTCGAACGCAACTTATTAACCATTTTTTATCATAGAAAGGAAAAAATAATATGGATAAAATTATTTTAAAAGATCAGACAACCTTCGAGATTGCTGAAGGAGCAAGTCTTGGAAACATTCAGATCAAGGCGGAGAATTTCGATGCTGTCAAGACAATCACAGATGCTTTCACAGAGGAAAACATTGCAGAAGTGGCATTTATACACAACGATGAAGCATCTGGAAAATATACCAATCTGAAATCCGATGGGTTTACATATGTTCCGAACATGGGCGAGGATGGCACAGAAGATGGTACATATACCGTTACTATCCGGTTGCGGACAAAGACGGAAATGGAAAAGGCAATTGATGAGCTTAAAGCCGGACATGAAGCAAATGCAGAAGCAATCCAAGAACTGGCAAGCATTGCTGCAGAAAGTGAGGTGTAGGATATGGTTAAATTTTATGTAAGACGTATTCTGGTAGACAAGAAAATGACGATTGATGAAGTGCCGATGCGTTGGCGCGCAAAAGTACAAGAAGAGATTGAGAAACAGCTCTCCGCTTCTCTGCAATGACATTTTCTGTCGAAACTTGCGACCGAAAAATGTTGAAATCATGCATATTACAGTGATACTATGGACTTGTCCGAAAGGACACTTCAAGTTCTGGCATGGGTGGGGTTTGGCATGGCTCCGCCCATAATTGGGGATTGACTATGCCGAACACACGTTCTATAATGGGGTATAAGGATTGGGGGTTTTGTTATGGACTTTAAAAAGATGATAATTGAATTACTTGATAAAATCGATGATTCAAAGATTTTGCGTTATATCTACATAATAATTTCTGACATTGTAAAGGAGATTGAAAAATGAAAAATTCAAAGCTTGAAATCAGATCAATTGATGAAGATAGCATTTATTGCGAAGTTTTGATTGACGGTCATGTCGTGCATGGAGTGCGCAGCATACGATTTGAAAAGAAAGCGCAATCCATGCCTGTTGTTCACCTTGATTTTAATTGCATCAATATGTCAATAGACTCTCCGTTTGTTACAAGATTAGAAGGAAATGACGGAGAGAGCGAGATTGAGATTAAATTTAAGAATCAAGACCACGCCATATAGGGCAATCGTTTCTTTCGCAATGATACGTTGTGTCGCTATAACCGCAACGTATCTTGCCTTTTGCGTATACAGTTCCTTCGTTGCTATTGTATGGAACTTGTTCAACTTCTATTGTAACATTTTTATTAACCAATTCACAAAATCCATATTCTTTTCTATACATAACTATTCCTCACTCAATAAATCAATCAATTCAAAAACGTGCTTTTTCTTCTTATCTGAAAGGGCAAGTATCTTTTTTATGGCGTTTTCCAAGTCTGCATCGTTTCTTATTTTAGATATAAGATGAGCCGATTCATCTGAAAATGCGGAGTTTTCTTCGCCTGTCAATATCCAATCTGTACTCACTCCAAAATATTCAGCAATTTTTATTATTCTCGATGATGGAATATCCTTCGGTTTTGAGATAGAGCCGTTGCTAAATTCCAGCTTTTCTTCTAGGGCAGTCATGCTAATCCCTGATTTTTTGCATAATAACCTAATTCTTTCTAGCGGTGTCATAATTTCCCTCCATTTCACTAGAACAATTTCTATAAAATGGGTTGACAAACTAGAACATCTTCTATATAATAGCTTTATCAACTAGAAAATGTTCTACGAAATATAAATAGAGACTGTTCTTAAATTCATTTGGCAAACTTATTTTAGAATATTATCTACATTATGTCAATAGAATATTTTCTAAGTCTATAGAAAAGGAGGTATGCGATTTGCTTTACGACAAAATCAAGCAACTTTGCAATGAAAAGGGTACAAACATTATGAGAGTCGAGAAAGAAGCAGGACTTAGCAATGCTACAATCCGCAAATGGAACGAATCTTGCCCTAGTGCAGAAAACCTTAATGCCGTTGCAAAGGTTTTAAATGTAACTGTTGATTCTCTTCTTAATTAGAAAGGAGTGGAAAAGAGTGGATGGAAAAAGATACCGGCTTTTAGACGAAGAAGGAAAGGCCGTAATTGTAAAGAAAGACAAGGATAGATATATCGGTCTTGATGAATTAGCGCAGCATATAGCAATGGATATTGTTGATGATTACCAAAGTATTTTGGACGGCGATAAGAAAATCGAAGATACAAACATTGAATTATCCGTCAAAGTTCTTACCGCCATTTCTCCGGTCATTAAAACATATTAAAAATGTTTTATGTTGCGGAATGGGTTTTCTGCCACCTCTACGCTGGATAATTGATTTTCTTCTTTCGGTAGAGATTTTTTGATTTCTTCGCAGTATTGGTCGTACTTGGTTTTGAAATCACTGAAAGAATCATTACATCCACAGATTTTAGCGATAGCGTAGGCAGATACATATTCATTGTTCAAAAATTCACCTCCCTTATTTGATGATAAGGGAATTATATCACAGAAAGGAGTGAAAATATGGATAATTTAGTACACATTGGAAATGCAGATATTTCCATCAAAGAGTACAAAGGTAAAAGAGTGGTTACATTCAAGGACATTGACATAGTTCATGAAAGACCAGACGGAACAGCGAAAAGAAATTTTAATACGAACAAAGCACGCTTCGTTGAGGGAGAAGATTACTTCATTGTAAGCGCGGACGAAATTCGTACAAGCCGCATGTTTCCTATATCTGACAAGGATTTTATGAGCAAAGCACTCATTACCGAACAGGGCTATCTGATGTTGGTCAAGTCATTCACGGATGATTTGGCATGGGAAGTGCAAAGAAAATTAGTTTCTTCCTATTTCAATGTACATCAAAGTGTCAACGATCAGTTATCTCCAGAATTGCAAGCATTGCAAGGACTTCTTAATCAGATGGTTCAAAAAGAACTTGCTGACAAGGAGAGAGACAGACAGATTGCCAAGGCACAGGACACAGCACAGAAAGCCATTGAGACAACTGAACATATCAAAGAAGCGGTGAAACCGGTATTTGATAATTGGAGAAATGAAATCAATGCCAAGTTTAACCGGATTCAGAGAAATGCAGATTGTCAATTCAATGTATTGAGAACTGAAATGTATTCAGAACTTGAACACCGTGCCGGATGCGACTTAAGTAGAAGAATCAGAAACAGACGTGAGCGCATGGCAGAAAGCGGATGCACGAAAACAGAAATCAGCGCATTGAACAAAATGGACATTATTGAGGATGATAAGAAATTGCGTGAAATCTTTTCAAAAATCGTAGCAGAGTATGAAATCAGATATTGCGCATGAAAGGAAGTGATTGAATGAGCGAAAAGGAAAAACGAGTTGTTGAAAAACTTCGTGATGCTATTCCGAATATGACAGATTTTCAGAAAGGATATGTTCTTGGAATGGTAGAGAGTTCTGCTTCGAAACATAGTGAGCAGGGCGAGGAAAACGAAACACATAATGGAAAGGAGAATTAAAATGAGCAATTTTGAATTTCAGAAAGTTAATTCAAGGGTAATTCGTAGCGGTGACAACTATTTGGCAAAGGTTGACTCTGCGGAAAGTTTTTCAAGCATTTTCGTTGACGAGGAAACAACATATGGGGTTTCTGTAAGAGATGCACAGATACAGACAGGAGATTCGACTTACACACCTGCAATGGCTTTTACATATTCCGTGGAAGATGGTTCTGTGCGTTTTATAGATGTTGTTGCATGTCCGTTACTCGGAACGTTTGTTTCTGACTGGTACTAAATTATAAAGTGGCTGAAAGGAGCATGAATGAAAAAAGTAATCCAATTCATCATAGGTGCGGTTGCAATGGAATATTCCTTGGTTGCCGCGTGCTATATGGATAGTGAGGGCGCGGTAGGGAATATAGCGGCTATTAAATTTGTAGCCGGGGCGGTAATTGCGGCAATTATGTATTATTGGTCGGAGGTAGACCGAAAGAGAGCCGAACTTGACAAGCGAATTAAGAGAAATCGCAGAATGAGAGAGGATGCATGGTAGGCGTTGTGTATATAAGTGGCACGAGATGTTCCACGAAAGAAAAGCGTATGCTTGCTGAACTTTTGGCAGGGAAACGAAAGAAACAGAATGATAAAGATAATTTTGAAAAGGTTCTTGACAGAGAAATGGGAAGGAGAAGCAATGGAGAACAGAATAACATTGATCGGTGATGTTGTATCAGCACCAAGGGAAAGCCATAAATCGAACGGTAAGAAATTTTATAAATTTTTCATCGGAGTTGAAAGAAGAAGCGGTGTTGCAGATATACTTCCGGTACTGTTTGATGAAAAAATCTGTGATACAGAAATTAGCGGAACAGTATGTGTCAATGGGAAGATAATTACTAGGCGCGTGAGAACAGGATCCGGAGAAGCCATTCTTATGTATGTTATGGCTGATACAATCACAAAGCCAGAGGATGATAGCCCTTTGAATGAAGTAAGTCTTGATGGAATTATCGAGGAAAAGCAACTTAGGGAAACACCACTTGGTCGTAAAATATGTGATGTGAAACTCAAAAACGTAAGAGAAAATGGAAAAGAGGATTTGATTACCTGCATTGTATGGGGAAAGTGTGCAGAATATACAGACTCACTTGCTTTAGGCGATAAGGTAAGCGCATACGGCAGATTGCAGAGCAGGAGATATAAGAAAACGTGTAAAGATGGTCGCGTTGTGGAAAAAGTCACATATGAGTTGTCAATAAAAGGAATCGTGGGGGTGTAGAATAATGCGAATGATTTTAAAATCGTTGCGACTTGAAAATTTCAAGGGGGTAAAGGATAAGACATACGAATTTGGCAAGACAACAAGGGTTTCCGGCATGAACCGGAGAGGAAAGACCACAATCGGTTCAGCATGGTACTGGCTGATGTCTGATAAGAACTATGAACTTGCAAGTAACCCAAACATTAGACCGGACAATGTAGAAGATTGCATTCCAACCGTTACTGCAGATGTTGATGTGGACGGAAAAGAGATTACTCTTTCCAAGATGCAGAAGCGAAAAGTTGGAAAACCGGATAAAAATGGAGTTTCGAAAGTTACTATCACAAATACATATGAGATCAATTCTGTGCCTAAGACAGAACGTGATTTTAAGGCATATCTGGAAGAATTAGGGTTTGAGTTTGATAAATTCCTCATTTGTTCGCACCCGAATGTGTTTACCAAGGATTTGTCATTGAAGAAAAAACAGGATGAAATGCGCAAATATTTATTCACTATGGCAAGCGAAAAAACAGATTTAGAGATTGCACAAATGGATAAAGAAACTGCCGATGTTGCAAAACTACTTGAATCTTATAAATTCGAGGAAATTGAAGCCATGAATAACGCTTCCAAGAAGAAAGCAGTTGAACAGTTAGATGCGATTCCTAATCAGATTATCGGTCTGGAGAAAGCAAAAGTTGATGTAGATGTGGCAGAGCAGGAACTTGCCAAGGCTGATCTGACAAGAAGAATCGCTGAATGCGATAAGAAGATTGCCGGTGCCGATCATTCGCTTGACGAATTGCGCGATAAGGAAATGCGGTTACAACTTGATATATCCGGAATTACACAGACGATGAACCGCGAATTATCCAATCGTAGATACGAAATTGATGCTGATCTGTGCGGTTGCGAAGATGAATTAAAACATCTGGAGCAGACGATTTCTTTGAAAGAAAATCAGATTGTCGGTAATGAAAAGGCTATCACAGATGCGGATGCAGAACGGAAGAAAATTGGAGAAAAGTACAATGCAGAATATGCCAAGGCATTTGATGAAGCGCCTTACCTGTTTGACGAATCCAAGTGGGTATTTGATGAAAATAGCACTGTTTGTTCACTGTGCGGTCAGAAGTTGCCAGAAGATAAAATCGAGCAGTTAAAGGCTGATTTTGAAAGCCAGAAAGAAAAAGCCAAGGCGGATGCAGAAGAAAAACTGAAAGCAAAAAGATTTAAGTTTGACACTGACAAAAAGGTTGAACTGAATCGGTTGAATACTATTGGCACCGAGAAGAAAGAACTTATTACCGAACTTACAAAGAAAAATGCTGATCTGAATACAGAAATTGACGCTTTAAAGAAACAGGAACAGGATGCCATTGCAAAGAAAGAAGAACTTTCGAATCAGTTATCCGAGATCCCGAGCGAAGCTGATTACACGCAGAATGAAGATTATGTGAAACTGAAAGCAGAGCGTGACAAGGTTCTCGCCGATATTGAAAAGCTGGAATCTGATGGTGCGGACAAGATTGTTACTGATTTGAAAGTCGAGAAAGCAGATCTGCAGAGCCAGCTTGATGAAGTAAATAAGATTATTGCACAGGCTGAAAACAATGTTCAAATTGATGACAAGATTGCAGATATGCAACATAAACAGAACGAGTATGGACAAGCAAAGGCAGATGCCGAGAGGATTCTTTATCAGCTCAAAGAAGTTTCAAAACGAAAGAATAAGTTACTTGTTGAAGAAATCAATCAGCATTTCGGTATTGTACGTTGGAAGTTGTTCGATTTCCAGAAAAACGGAGAATATAAGGAAGTTTGTATTCCTACAGTACTTGATGAAGAAACCGGCATTTACAAGGTGTTCGGTGACACGACTAACACTGGCAGAGAAATTGAAGCGAAGATTGATATTTGCAACAGTTTTCAGAAGTTCTTTAATATGTATGTTCCTATCTTCCTTGATGGTGCTGAGAGCATCAATGACGAATATGTGCCGGTCGTTGATACCCAGCTAATTCTTCTGACGGTTTCCGAGGATAAGCAGTTGAAAGTGGAGGGTGTGTAGGATGAGTCACATTGAAATTTTTAAGTTTGATGAAAATGGAGATTCTGAAAGTTATGGAGAGGTAAGTAACGCATGGCTTGGTTCAATGCGAGTGTGGAACATTTTAGGGGAAAAGTATTGTGGTCATGGGGCATCATTATTTGACATGGGGCAGATGGAAGCAATTTGGAATCTTGTGGATGATAAATCTGTCACGTATGATGAAAAAATCGTCCTGTTTACCACATTCGATAAATACCTTGTTAAGAAAGAAGATATTCCCAAAGTTATTGATGCTTTCCGCAAGTTTGAGGGAAATACAAATCTTAATGAGCAGGCAGATGTGCTTGAAAGTTTGTATGAAGAACCGAATTGTATTGCGGTTGGATTCCATCAGAACAGTATAAGTTGCGAGCAGTGGTTTGACTATAACTGCATTCAAGACAAAGAACACTTTTGGCTATTTGATGAACTGAAAGAAAGCGAGGGTGCCGAATGTCAAGAGTTGGAATAAGCAACAACATCATACAGCCGGATGCACGGTGTATGTCGTGCAAGCGTTGGAAGAGTGCAAGTAAAGGGTTCTGGGGAAGAGCCGGATATTGTTCTCTTCCGTATTGCGAGAAAGATATGAGAAATAAAGGAAAGAGAGGTCGTGTACATGGATGATATTGAAAAATTGAAGGCTGAAAACTCAGATTTGCGAACAAAGGTAAATGACCTTGAGCGTAATGAATATAGCCTTATAGAAAAACTTAGAAAAGCCTCAGAAACAAACGAAAGACTTTTGCGTATTCTTGAAAATTTGTCAAATGGATATGTGAAAAAGGAGAGATAATTATGCAGTATATCAAAGCGAAATTCCCAAACAGTACCAGAAGCTACGTGTATCGCACCGAGGATTCTGTTAAAGCCGGTGACATGGTTGTAAATGCCAAGGGTGCAAAGCTGACGGTCACGGATGAAACCGTGGATATGAAGTGGGTGGAAACCTACGGTGCTGATAAGATGGCGGTCGTGAAGAAGTATGAGGAGCCAGAGAAACGGTACATTGTCGAGCGTGAGCTTGAACATGCGGGATACAAATGCATTGTCACGTTTGGATATATCGGGCACAGATGCGGTTATGTCGGCATTCCAAAGAATCATCCATTATACGGAAAGGATTACAGTGATTACCTTGAAATCAAGAAAGCTGATGTCGGAGACAGAGAAGTAAGCGGGATTTTTCCTTTGCTTGGTGCTTGCCTGGATGAAGATGAAAGAATCCGCATTGAAGCATATTTTCAGTGCCACGGTGGCATTACATATGCAGGCGGTGGAGAGCATTCAAGTTATCCAATCGAGAGTGATTTGTGGTGGTTCGGATTTGATTGCGGACATGCAGGAGATAGACCGGATTACGAGTATGCAATCAAGCAGTTCCCGAAACGCAGGGATGAACTTGAAAGAATTTTAGATATTCAAAATCAGTGTCATTATGACGGCGATGTTATTCGCACCGAAGAATACGTTGCGGAAGAGTGCAAGAAGTTAGCAGGGCAGTTAAAAGAATTTGAAGAAAGTGAGGAACAGAAATGATTAAATCAGATTTTGGAACAGTAGAAGTAAATGGAAGAGAGCCGGTTATCATGCTTGAATTTGAAAGTCTTTTAGGGGTATTAAGGAAGGTTCTCGGAGATAAGAAATACAACCTTGTTTTGCAGAACGCAAGCAATAAGAAGTTGTCTAAGGATGGTAAAGAAATATCAAGAAAAGGCGAAAAGGAACGCTTGGTAGAAGCTCTCAAAACTTTTTTTAGTGAAATGGAGGATAAGTAATTATGGCAGAGAACAACAGTTTAGAGGTACAGAAAGTTAACACTGCGGTCAGCCAATGGACTAATTCAATCACGAATCTTGTTACAAAAGATTTCGAGTTATGCGGTGTGCCGTATGATGATTATTCAAAGCAGTGTGCCATGTCAGCTATGACAAGCATTTATCAGCTTGTTAAGGATAGCGATAAAATCAAAGATTTAAACGGACTTGATACATCGAATCTGCGAGAGGTTGTCGGTCAGTGCGCAAGCCTTAAACTCAATGCTAATGCAGTGCCGAGAGAGTGCTATTTTCAGCTTAGAACAAAGAGAGTCGGAGACGACTATGTGCAGGTCGTAGAAATGGGAATTGAGGGAGACGGAAACGATGCGTTACTTCGTAACTACGGAGAAAATGTAGATACCGTATATCCTTGTTGGCTTGTTAAAGACGGCGACGAGTTTTCCTATCCAAAGCATAAGGGTATCGAAATGACGCCACCGGAATGGGAAGAAATGGGACGGTCACAGAAAGTTGTCCGTGTTGTTTATCCTCTGAAATTAAAGGACGGCACATTTCAGTATCTGATTGCAGAGAGAGATGGTGTAAAAGTTAATCTGTTTGCTCATGTGCGCAACAATCTGATGAATGAGACTTTCGGAATTTGTCAGAATCGTTACAAGGCATCAGCAGAGCAGTTGAGCAAAATCAAGGCTAAGAAAGAGGAGATTTTCGATGCTTTGAGAAAATGCGCAACCGTTGATGAAATGTTGGAATGTGAAGTTGCAAAGCCTTATATCAGCGCGGCATGGCTTGACACACCGGAATCAATGATTGTTCGTAAAATGCGCAACAATGCAATTAAGAAGTATCGCAAGGACTTCAATAGCATGGCAAAGCAGTCATTCAATCAGCTTGATGAAACCTATGTGCAGACACAGGAAGAAATTGCCGAAAACGCCAATTCAGAGCCGTTTGTTGTAGCAGAATCCGAAGCGACCGACGGTGCAGCAGTTGAGCCGGAGAAAGTCGTTGAGAATGATGAGAATGTACCGGACTTTATGAAAGATTAGGGAGGTTTTTTATGAGAGTTATATCACAGGACGGGGCACTTGATATTCCGTATGAGCAAGTAGTTATTCAGAGGTTTAAGGGAGAAATCTATTTTTTGAACAAGAACCTTACAGGGATAGATGATCTTGTCAGTGACATTGTTATTGCTAAATACTCCACCGAAGAAAAGGCAAAGAAAGCCATGGAAGAATTGAGATATGCCTATATGTGTCACAATCTTGTAAAGATGGTGAAGACACCGCCAGATGGAATTGACGAAAAACTTACTATGGGTTTGAGTGGAGTATTTCAGTTCCCGGCAGAGGAAGAATTGGAGTAGGGTATGGGAAAACATACAATGTCAGACTTATATCAGATGCAGTCACTTCCGCTTTCTGCAAAAATAAGCATGACTGCACGTAGAATAAATGAATGGGTAAACGAATTTGGTGAAGATGGAGTATATCTGTCATTTAGCGGTGGCAAGGATAGCACGGTTTTGGCACACATAATCAGAGAAGTTTGCGGATATAAAAATATTCCTTTTGTGTTTGTAGATGTTCCAACACAATATCCAGAGTTAAAGGAGTTTGCCAAGACTTTTGATAACCTTGTGATTTTGAAGCCAAAGATTTCATTTGCACAGGTTTGCGAAAAGTATGGATTTCCGATGATTAGTAAGGAAGTGTCAAATTGCGTAAGCGGTGCGAGAAAATATGTTAAATACCTTGACAGTCAAAAATCTAAAAACACAATCTTAACAGACAGACAGACAGACAGACAGACAGACAGACAGACAGACAGACAGACAGACAGACAGGCAGACAATTCCGTATGCTTGCTATATGGCAGACCTGTTAGGAATAGACAGGAGAATAAACAAGCAGAACGAACAGTACAAGAGTTTGCAGATGGGTGTTATCCCTAGCGGTTCAGAATATAGGTTACGCAGACTGAATGGAGAACTTACAGATAGTAAAGGCAATTATAGTCAGTTTAATCAAGAAAAATATAAGTTCTTTCTTGATGCACCATTTGAAATAAGTGACTTATGTTGTGACATTATGAAGAAAAAGCCTGCGCACGATTACGAAAAGAAAACAGGCAGAAAGCCGATTATAGCGACTATGGCAAGTGAAAGCGTTATGCGTACACAGAAATGGCTACAGGACGGCTGTAATGCTTTTAATGTAACAAGACCGCATAGCAACCCTATGAGCTTTTGGACGGAACAGGATGTGTTGCTTTACATCAAAGAAAATGCAAGAAGTATGTCGTCTGACGCATATTACAGAAAAGTGATGAGATATGGAAACAAAGTTGTTTACCGCACAACAGCGGCAACAGCACTTTATCCTTTTAAAGAATGTGGAGCGATATGTTCCGTTTATGGTGAAGTAGTCACAGATTATGAAGCTATGGGACAATGCGAAAATCAGATGTCATTTGCGGATTTTGGGATTTTTGACAAAGAAAGACCATTGCTGAAAACAACAGGATGCCAAAGAACAGGCTGTGTACTGTGCGGATTCGGATGCCACTTAGAGAAAGAAAGCAGATTTTTAAGGCTGAAAGAAACACACCCTAAATTCCATAATCTACTTTACATCTTGAAAAACAATGGTGTGACATACGCAGAAGCTATTGATTGGGTAAACGAACACGGAAATATGAATATTAAGTATTAAGGAAAGTGAGGTGGTTTAAATGCTTATGCGATGTTGCGGTTCATCATCGGCAGGCAACAGTTACGCTTTAATCAGCAGCAGTGGCGAGATTCTTGCAATCGAAGCAGGATGCAAATTTCTTGATTTTAAGAAAATGATTGATTGGAAAATAGCAAATATTTCCGGATGCATTGTAAGCCACGAACATGGAGACCATGCACGATACATAAAAGATTTTATGAAATCCGGCATTCCGGTTTATACGGCATTTGAAACACAGACCGCACTTGAAACCATTACAGGAGAGCGTACAATAGCCATTCCACCGCGCAGACCAAGGCAAATCGGCAGTTTTACAGTAACACCCTTCAATGTACCGCATGATACAGAAATCGAGTGCTACGGCTATTTAATCGAGCATGAGGAAATGGGTAAGCTGTTATTCTTGACCGACTTGGAGTATTGCAAGTACAACTTTTCCGGCATAAAGGTTGAGCATATCATGGTTGAAGCCAATTATAGCATGGACTTGGTAGATCGGAATGAACCGAACTATGAACACCGTTTACGAGGTCATATGAGCCTTGATACGGCACTTAAATTTATTCAGACAAACGACAACCCAGCTTTACGGAATGTCGTATTAATACACTTATCGGACACAAGCGGAGATCCCGCGTTATTCCTACAACGAACGAAAGAAACAATTAAATATGGAGCGAATGTTTATGTTGCAGAAAAAGGGCTAGAGGTTAATATGAACCTTTGTCCGTTCTGACAAGCAATAATTTTGACCGGTCAATTTTATATATAGCAACTATTAACCATACACAGAAAGGAATTTTTTATGAATCCAATTGATTTAGCAGAATTAGCAGGCGGTGCATTGCAGGAAAAATCACAGAAAGCATTGCAGGATGTTTTTGAGAATATGCAGGATCCTAATACACCGTGGAAGAACAAACGCGAGGTAGTTATCAAGTTAAAATTCACGCAGAACGAAGACAGAGACGATGCGACTTGTGAAATTTCTGTTGAAAAGAAACTTGCACAGCCGAAGCCAGTAGAGACAAAGTTTGTCCTTGGAACCAATCTTGCAACAGGAGAAGTTCTTGCCGAGGAATACGGACCAGGTATCAAAGGTCAGATCTCCCTTGATGAATACCAGAAAGAACAGCAGATCGATGGAAAGACCGTAGATACGGACACAGGAGAAATAATCGAGGAAGCCAAAGAAAATGATGGCGTTGTAGATTTCAGACAGGCAAAACAGGCATAGAAAGAAGAGGTAAAAAATTATGATTAAAGAAGCATTGGAGTATATCGTTGGTTTAAAAACACCGATTATCAATGAAATTGGTGGTAATACATATTCGGACAAGCCGCTTAACCGCATCAGTTACGTTCCGTATGCGAGTACGATCGAAATGAAAACATTGACGAGTCTTGTAGAGTATATCAAGGCAAACATTGACTGCATGTCGGAAAAGATGATCGTTCATGTGGTTTCTCCGACGGAAGTTCACTTATATTCGTCTCTCGATGCAGATAGAAAGCGGGAACATTTGGTTGAGGTCAATGCAGAGTTACCGGATTTTCGGTTTGGAAGTTTTATCGATCATGAAAGCTTTGTGATTGCCTTGCAGTCAAAATTTGTTTCGAATGCTGACAGGGATCTTGTTTTAAAGTTTGCAGGAACGGTAGAAGACGGAACTGTTGCACAGTATGGTGATGATGGCGTTACACAGAAAGCAACCGTTAAGACAGGGCTTGCTAGCAAAGCAGATGCTGTGGTGCCAAACCCAGTCACTCTGATTCCGTATAGAACATTTTTAGAAGTGCGGCAGCCGGCAAGTGATTTTATTTTTAGAATGAAATCTGCAAATGGTGTGCAATGTGCAATCTTTGAAGCCGATGGTGGGGCATGGAAAAACGAAGCCATGGATAATATCAAAGAATATCTGAAGAATGAGCTTGCTGATTTAAAACAGTTCACAGTCATTTCATAGGTTGAAACACCTTGGCAAGAGCCTAAAAGAAACTATCTTGTTTGGCGAATAGTTATCACAAACCTTATTGAAAGCCATGTTTTGGCGGTGCGTTTACCGTACCGCCCTTACAAAAGATTGGAGGTAAAAATTGAAATTATGTGAATACTGTATGTCTGAATTTGAGCCGAAGCGACCAGATCAAAAATACTGCAGACCAAAATGTGCCAAAAGATACGCACAGTTTAAGAATTTTAAAAAGGCTGGAAGAATTGTGTATACAAGAATATGCCCGAAATGTGGCAGACTGTTTATGACGATAGATGAACGAAAAGTTGATTGCCAAGACTGCATCGGCAATGAAGTTAAAGAACGATTGAGAAAGCCAAAGAAAAAGGATGATGCAATCAAGGCTGTGAATCATATGGCACGCGCTTCCGGAATGAGTTACGGAAAGTTTGTGGCTCAAATGAGCATGGAACGGTTAGAGAGGAAGTGATTGAATGGATTATAAGAAATTCAAACAGGCGAAAGCCGTTGAAGCAAAGAACAAAAAACGTTGGTTGGAAGTGAACCCAAAGCTGGATGATGAAAGCGGAATTTACTCGTTAGTAAGGGTTGACGAGTATGGCTTCCGGTATGCCTACGTGGGACAGGCAAAGCATATTTTGACAAGGCTTGCACAACATCTTGTTGGGTATCAGCACATTGATCTTTCGCTGAAAAAGCACGGTCTGTTTTCGCAAGACAACAAATATGGTTGGAAAGTTGGTTGCGCGCATTATCCAGAAAATGAGCTGGACGAGAAGGAGCAGTATATTATCAAACTGTATGCAGACAAAGGCTATCAACTTCGCAATAAAACAAGCGGTTCACAGGGCGAGGGTAAAGCTAAGATTGATGATTACCGTCCGGCAAAAGGCTATTATGACGGCATTAAACAAGGCAAAAAGAGTCTTGCCAAGGAATTATCGCATATCGCTGAAAAGCACCTTGAAATCCGTTTAAAGCCGGAGAAACAGGGTAACAAAGTTTCTGAAAAACAGTATGAGAAGTTTATGACTTTGATTTCTGAAAATACATATGAGGAGAGTGATTAAATGGCAGAAGTCAAGTGGATTAAGATCACAACAGATGTTTTTGATGATGAAAAGATTCTGCTGATTGAGAGTATGCCGAGTGCGGATAGCATCATTACGATTTGGTTCAAACTTCTTATTCTTGCCGGAAAACAGAATAACAACGGCGTGTTTATGATGAGCAACAAGCTGCCGTTCACGGATGAAATGCTTGCCACCATTTTTCGCAGAGATTTGAACACGGTAAGGCTTGCGCTTAAGACATTTGAAGAGTTTGGAATGATTGAAGTTGTTGACAATGTGATAACGATTCCGAATTGGAATAAGCACCAAACACTTGACGCTTATGAGAAGAAAAAGGAACGTGACAGGCTATATCAGCAGAACCGGAGAAAGAAGCAGAAAAACCTAATTGAGCAAAAATCGCCCGATAAATCGTCTGACGTCGTTGTTTCAGATAAAGAAGAAGAAAAAGAAGAAGATAAAGAGAAAGAAAATATAAAAGAAAATTCGCTGTCGCCCGATTCCGGAGATTTGTTTGATTTTGACGATGCATGGAAAAAGACTTTTAGCATATACCCCAAGAAAACAGCGTACACTGCCTCTAAAACAGCTTGGATGGATAAAGTGCTAGAAGTTATCGAAGAGAACCAACCGGACATTGCACGGCTGTTATACAAAGCAACAGAAGCATATTTGAGTGACTATCAAGAAAAGAATCCGGACGATACGGATTTTCGGTACATTCCAAAATATGTTGATTGGCTGAAAAATGATTGCGACTATTGGTTGCAGATTGCAGAGAAACGAGGTGATGACAGTTGACAGAAGCGGAGTTCGGAGTGATCGGGTGCGTACTGATTGACAATGATGTGCTAAATAGCATCTGGCGAACACTGAAACCGGAAATGTTTAGTTCGGATTTCGCACAGGACACATACAAGGAAATGCTTGCCATGTATGACCGGAATGAAAGCATTGACCCCATGTCTTTATCAATGGCACTTGAGAACCACAAATACACACAAGAGCAGATTAGCGAATTGATGAAAACTTGTATTACCGGCACAATCACTTCTGCAGTGATTAAAAGCTATACAGATGCGGTTGTGAAAGAATACAAAGCGCGAACAGTTAAAGACATGTTCCAGAGAGCCAGCTTAAAACCATGTGATATTGATGATACGATTTGTGATCTTCTTACAAGGCTTGAACATTTGCAAGAGGGAAAGGAAGTAAAGTTAAAACCAATTAAGCAGATTTCAGTTGAGAATAAAGACAAATATTTCAACGAAAGTGTTGGAGAGGGCGGTATAAAAATCGGGTTATCGCAACTTGATGATGCACTTGGCGATCTTGAACGAGGTGATGTAACAGTAATTGCTGCAAGACCGGCAGTCGGAAAATCCGCACTCACAACGCAGATTATTGGAAATATGGCAAAAAGGGGACTTAAGGTCGCATATTTCAATTTGGAGATGAGCGATAAACAGGTATATGAACGATTTATTTCAAGACTTGCGGAAATCGGCTTAACGAGAATCAGAAGGGCAAAAGCGTTTCTCGGTGATGAACAGGAAAAATTTAACCAAGCAAATGAAGAGATGAGCGATTATCAATTATGGATTGCATCCGGGACTGTATCCCCGAGAGAGATAAAGTCAGAATGCAGACACCAAAACTTTGACGTTATCGTTGTTGACTATCTACAATTGCTTATGCCGGATAACAGATATTCTGGAAGAAATGAAGAAGTAGCATCAATTTCAAGAGGTTTAAAATCGGTTGCAAGAGACTTAAATACACATGTAATAGCACTTTCACAGATAACAAGAGCTTCCGAAAGCAGAGACACAAAAGAACCTACCATGGCAGAGTTGAGGGAATCCGGGGCAATCGAACAGGATGCGTCAAACATAATTATGCTGTGGAATCTGTCAGACAATGACAAGGGAGCCAAGGGTGTAAAAATCGAGAAGAACAGGCAGGGAATGACAATGCGTGAAGCAATGGAGTTTGATGGAGATCACATGAAGTTTGTTGAAATCGAAAAACCGTTTGATGATGTTGTTGCGGAAATAAAAAAGAAAGAACGTGGGGACGGATTTAAGCCATACAATGGCGATTGTCCGTTTTAGGGGTAGTGGCTATGGCAAGTGCAAAGATTGAAAAGGGTTCGGAAGAATGGCAAGTATTTATGGATTATTGGCAATTCATTCAGAAATACTATTCTCCGGACAGCACTGATTCTTGGTGGGATGAAGTTGTAAAAGCCGGAGAATCATTGATAAACAAATACAAAGGCATGGAGATTGAAGAGCGTGCAAGACAGCTTGTATTGAGTCATTTTGCATGGTTGGAAATCACATACAGAAAGGAGAAATCAAAGAAATGAGCAATGCTTTGAGACGGAATAAAAAGCCAACATTTTACACCAAACAGGAGATGCGGACTATCGGGCGAAATGATTTTGAAAAGAGAAATGCTGATAAGGTTATATCAAAATCATACAAAGATTTTGTCGTGATTGGGTACATAATTCTGCATGACAAATTCGGATTCGGACAGACAAGAATCATCCGGTTGCAGGATTTTTTGAAATCCTACTTAGATGAAGCATCATCCGGTGGAGAAAATGGAAAGGATTTGGCTGTTTATCTGAAAAGCAAATACGAAATCGACATCAAAGAGGAAGTCGGAAAAATTCCACAGAGACAGTTAATGAACCTGTATGCAAAGAAAGGTTTCTGCATCGAGCGTGAAGCATACAGGCTTTCCAGTGCATCTTTGTTTAACTATTTTGCACTGACACTTACGATTCTGAAAAAGGAGTTTAAGATAACAGTGAAACAGTTGCAGTATTTCACGGACAAATTCATTGATTATATTGATACGTTAGCTAATTATAAGCAGTTTCAGTTAACGGTGCCGATGATAGCACAAAGTTTGGCGGATGAGATTAAGTTTGTGTGTGATTTGGAGGTGTAGAGAATGGCTGAAAATAAGAAATATGTGGACTGTTTGACCGAAGCGGAATCCGAAGATATGGCAGTTATCGTAAACAAAACGATAAAGGAAATTTGTTTATTTTCTGATAAGCACAATTTTGACCGCGACAATATGCTTAAGTATTACGCGGAACTTATCGGTACATTTACTGAAATTGTGACAATACAGGGCTTTGAAGTGGAAAATCCACATACCAATGCTGATCGAATTCGAAGCATGACGAATGAGGAATTGGTAAGTGTGGTTGCGTGTCCGGGCAGTGTTACAGGTGGGGACACTGATTGCAATCAATATCATGATTGTAAGGAATGTACTCTTGATTGGTTGCAGAAAGAAAGTGAGGTGTAGATATGCTGAACAGAGAGAAGTATGGAAATGAGATTATAGAACTTGCGGTAAATAAAGGAATATTTGCATTAAAGGATGGAAAACCGATGCTTTGCAGAGACATCAACTGCAAAGACTGTGATTTCTACGTAATAACTGCATGTAAAGGAAACACATATTATTTTCGCGAATGGCTTAATTCAGAGTATGTTGAGCCGCCTGTTGATTGGAGCAAAGTTGCAGTCGATACGCCGATTTTGGTGAGAGATCATGAAAATTGCGAATGGACTAGAAGACATTTTGCAAAAATCAAAAACGGAACGGTGTTTGCATGGCGCGGTGGGGCAACGTCTTGGAGCGAGGATGATGAAGAGACTATTCCGTGGAAATATGCCAAGCTGGCAGAAAGCGAGGAATAGACATGGAGAGATTAACAGTAAAATGGGCGGATAAAGTCTATGACACATTTGACCCTGTAGACATTGTAGATAATGAGTATTCAAAAGCGAATTACAATAAAATATTAACCAAGCTAGGAGATTACGAGGACTTAGAGGAACAGGGCAGACTTATCAAGTTGCCTTGTAAGGTGGGAGATAAAATTTTCCTTGATTTTGCAGGATTTGGAAAAGATGTAGACAAGTTTACAGTTAAGGATTTCCATTTGGATTGTTTTAAAGATGGAGAAACTACGCTGTTTTGCGATTATGAATCAAACGATAGGACTTTATCTGGTCAAATTGATGTAATGGAATTCGGAAAAACCGTATTCCTCACAAAATCCGAAGCCGAAGCAAAACTGAAAGAATTGAGAGGTGGAGAAAATGAAAGTAGTAATTGACATACCTAACGATTTCAAAGGAGATTATATTGTTGACAAATTTAAAGATTTCTTTTCAAGGGTTATTGCGGATATTGATTGCAAAGGTATGTGTGGCAGATACGAGAAAGAAATTGCTGAAATGTTTTTAAAGGCATTTGATGATAGTGAAGAAAAGAATACTTGCAACTGTCAGCGTAACAGCAATTCAAGAGATAATGAGTCTTGTTGCGGATGTGACAGTAAAGTTTCAGAAAATGATGATACAAAAAACAAAGTTACATCTCTGGAAATTATCGTAAGGATGATAGACAACAATCCATATTACGAAATCAAGTACAAAAAAGTCGGCGAAGATTATTACCATGTAGGTTACAGTTCATTCAATATTGATAATGTATTGAAATGGCGTGATGAGTGTTTTGAACTTGTTGATGCGAAAGCGACCCATGCCGACAGGATAAGGAATATGTCAGATGGAGAGTTAGCAGAGGTGATGCCTTGTCCATACATGAAAGACCCGTACGATGAGTGTGTTCATGGTTGGCATGATTATGATTGCAGTAAATGTAAACTTGATTGGCTTCAATCAGAAGCGGAATAGAGGGGTAAAAATGAATAAAGTTAGATTTGAGTTTCATCTTGCAGTAATAAAATTTTATTTTTCGATAATGAATTTATTATATGAAAGATGTTGCGAACACATTATTAAAGCTGAGAAAATTCTAGAGGAATTAGAAAGGAGAGAGCATGGAAGATAGATATTTATTCAAAGGCAAAGAAAAAGATAGTGGAAAATGGTTGGAGTGGAATGTAATGGAAGGAATCCCACATAATGTAACTATTTTAACTAATACAATCTGCTAATGCACAGGGCTGAAAGACAAGAATGGCAAGCTGATTTGGGAGAATGATGTTGTAAAAATAAATAATAGCAAGGTGAATACGCTTATAACATTTAGGGATTTTGAAATTATATATACAATTCCTAACGAAAAATATTATAAGCACAGACTTGAATATGATACTGAATATGAAGTTATCGGCAACATCTTTGACAATCCGGAGTTATTGGAAAGCGAGGGATAATATGACGGAGAGTGAAGCAATTAAGATATTGAAGAAAGACAGTTGTTATGAATGCGCACAAGGCACAGACAGCCCGCTTAATTGTGAATATGGGGGATGCAGGGTTGCGAAAGCTACTAGAGTAGCAATCAAGGCACTTGAAGAAGTACAACAGTACCGTGTAATCGGCACACTGGAGGAATGCGGGGCGGCGGCGGTTAAGCAGACGGCGAAGAAACCTATATTTAACCATAACCTTAGTGATACTCTTTCTATATTCCATTGTGAATGCGGAAACAAAATTAAAGTCAGTCACGATATAGGGATAATGAATAACAACAATGCGCCAAATTACTGTAGTAAGTGCGGTTGCAAGTTGGATTGGAGTGATGAAGAATGATTTTTCAATCGTACATAAATTTCTTTCTGCTAATACTTATAGCCATTAGGTTAGATATTCTAACAGAATTTGGAGTTAATCTTTTTTGCATTCTGTCAGTTGTAGCAATGATTGGACATGAGATTTTTGATTATTTGAAAAAAGGAGATGGAAAGCGATGAAACTGATTGAAGCAGATGAATTAAAAAAGAGTTATACCAACAATGGTTCATGGATATTCTTCTTACACAGAGGAACAGTGAGGATATGTTCTATGCGTTGGCACAAAAGATTGATGCACAGCCGACTGCTTACGATGTGGACAAGGTTGTGGAGCAGTTGGAAGAAACTAAGGCTTATATGCTATATGAGAATATGAACGCTGATGTTAAGTGGTTTAATAAGGCAATCGAGATTGTGAAAGGCGGTGGAACAGATGAAGAGTAAGTCAATTTTTATTGCTGCTGATCTGATCCCGGCGTTGCTGGATGGAAGAAAAAAATGTATGCGACGTATAATGAAGCCTCAGCCTACAGGAGAATATGCAAGGACTTTTTCAGAAATTGCAATGTATCAGCCTGGAGATATCTTGTATGTTCGAGAAACATGGCATAAGTACATCAAACGAGTAGGCAAAGGCGAAAGTTGTCATTTAGCAGAATTTTACGGATACAAAGCAAGTATCGCTAACTCAGAGGATGCAAATGAGCCGTGGAAATCGCCGGTATGTATGCCAAAAGAAGCCGCGCGTATCTGGCTTAAAGTTACAAATGTGAGAGTAGAGCGGCTGCAGGAAATCACGGTGGATGGATGCCACAGAGAGGGTATAAATATTGAAACAAGTGCTGTGACAGATGGAGAAACTTTAAATAGAAAACATGATTTTAGCTTAGAGAAGTTTGAAACCCTATGGGATTCAACCGTAAAGAAATCCGACATTGACCGCTACGGTTGGGATGCGAATCCTTGGGTATGGGTGATCGAATTTGAGCGGTGTGAGAAACCGGAAGGAGTGTGAGGTATGAGTAAAAGCAGAGCCAGTAAAATGAACGGCTATCGTAGCATGGTAAGCCGTCAGAAAAATGATGTTTTTAAGTTTAAGCCTAAAAAGAAAAAGAAAGGGTGATGGTATGGCTAAAGCAGTATTGGTTATGGATATGCCGGAACAGGTGTGCCAGAAATGCACATTGTGCTATGAGACAGAGAATGATGACGAATACCTGTGCTGCGCGACAGGAAAATTTGTACCAAACGGAAAGAAGCCGGATTGGTGTCCGCTCCGAGAATTGCCAGAGCATAAACGCACGATTGGTACAGAGAGCGAAAGCAACCAGACATTGATGAATGCAGGGTACAATGCCTGCTTGGATGAAATTTTAGAAGAAAGAAAGGAATAACGAATCCTCGGTAAACCGAGGTTGCAACTTAAAGGTTTGTGGATTTATTGAAAGTAGGTGATACAGAGTGAACAATGATAAGAAAGAGGAACAATGCAAATGGTATGTTACTCACACGCCCCATGGTTTCCCAATTTATGCCACAGAGTGCGGGAAAATGAGGATTAATTATGCGACAGGAATTGATATTTACTGTAATGCTTGTGGCAGAAAAATCAAGGTTGTTGATGATACGAAAGTGGGTGATTCAAAGTGAAGATTTTAAGCAAGAAGAAATGTGAAGAAATATTAAAAAGAATTACTGCAAATGAAATTATTCAGACTGAATACGGACTGCACGACATGGAAGCAGAAACAAAAGCGACAGAAAATAGAGCAGAAATAGCTTTTATTGTCGGTGGAATTAAGGGAATGGATAAGGTGCAGAATACATTAAGAAAAAGATATAACAACTAACCGAAAATCAAAGAAAGGAATAGGTTGTGCGCACATAAAACCGAGGTTTCCTTTTGGTAGATTTAGAATGAAAGTACATTGTTTATTTGAACAGTCAGGAACATTCAAGAACGCTTTCAAGAAGTATGGAATTGAAGCCTACGACTATGATATTCAGAATGAATTTAACGAAACCGACTATGTTACTGACCTTTTCGAAGAGATTGATAGGGGGTATCAAGGTGAGCCGAGTTTGTTTGATAAGATAAGTCTTGATGATTTGATATTTGCATTTTTCCCTTGCATAAGGTTTGAAAATCAGATAATGCTGTGGTTCAGAGGGCAGTCGACAAGTCAGAAAAAATGGTCTTTGGAAGAAAAATGCGAATTTGATATGAATTTGCTTAAAGAAGTTTCACTTATGTATGATTTGGTAAACAAATTGTTTATTATTTGCATGAGAAAAGGATTAAAGCTGGTAATGGAGAACCCTTATTCAGAAGAGCATTTTTTAAGGCGGTATTGGTGTTATTCCCCGGCAGTAATTGATAGAGACAGGAGAGATAGCGGAGATTACTTTAAAAAGCCTACGCAATATTGGTTTTTGAATTGCGAGCCACAGAACAATCTTATTTTTGAGCCAATTAGTTATAACGCTGTCGAATGTAAGGACGCTATAAGAACAATGAAAAAAGAGCATTATGCAAAAACAGGGGCAGAAAATGCAAAAACAGCAAGGTCAATGATACATCCACAATACGCAGATAGATTTATCAGACAATATATTCTTGATAAGGAAATATGGAGTCAACAATAGTTTTATAGATTTTATCAATTATTCTTATGTTTTTAATATTGAAAACATATAAATATTAACCAATAAAATAAGGAGAAATGGCTTATGAAATTTACAAAATTCATTAAGCCAGAACTTGAACAAATCAAAGAAAATGCCAATTTCACGGAAGAAGAGGAGAGAATTTTCTCTCTTCTCTGCCGTGGTTTTTCACAAAAGCAAATATCCACAAAAGAAAATCTATCACTAAGAACGATAGAGTACAGAGTGAGAGATATAAAAGATAAAATAGAAAGAACGGGGGTATTTGATTGGATGAAAAAGAACTGTTGAAATATGCCGTTGATAGTGGTATTCTCGACATAGCACTTGTGCAGAAACAAGTCACTATGCAAAAGAGAGAAAAATTACTCAACAAAAACCCTTATAAAATCTATCAAGGAAAGGATGAGAACTGGTACTCATATCTGCCGGATGAAGTAAAAGGCAGACGTAAAATCAAGGCAAAGCGCAGAGAAGCGGTCGAGCAGAAAATCATTGATTATTGGAAAGAGAGAGAGGATGACCCTACAGTAGCGGAAATATTCAATCGTTGGATTTCGCAAAAGATGGAACTTGAAGAAATCAGCAGGGCAACCTATGACAGATACTTAATGGACTTTCAGAGATACTTTGACGGTATCAAAGATAAGAGAATCAAAAGAATAGACGAATGCGACCTTGAAACGTTCATACGAAACAGCATCCATGATTTCAACATGACTTCCAAGGCATTCTCAAATTTCCGAACACTAATCTATGGAATCTTTAAGTATGCCAAGCGGAATAAGTATGTTAAGTTTTCTATTACATACACTCTGAAAGACATGGATATATCGCCAAAAGCGTTTAAGCACGTAGTTCGTCAGGCAAAAGACCAAGTATATATGCCAGATGAAAAGGAACGCATGGAGATGTACTTAAGAAATCACTTGGATATTGTAAACCTTGGATTGCTATTCATGTTTAAGACAGGAGTACGTGTCGGAGAATTGTCGGTATTAAAGCGGAAAGATGTTGAAAACTACACGGTTGCAATCAATTCTACAGAGACACGCTATCGCGATGATGATGGTTTTCACTATGAGGTCAAAGATTTTCCGAAATCAGAAGCCGGATTGCGATTTGCCATATTGCCGGATAAGTACAAATGGATTCTTGATGAAGTACGAAAGAGAAATCCCTTCGGGGAATATCTGTTTGAGAGAGACGGAGAACGTTTGAAATCCTACAACTTTCGTGAACGTTTGCGGTATATATGCGAACACGAACTGCGAATGAAAGTGAAATCTCCGCACAAAATCCGAAAGACATACGGCAGCATTCTTCTTGACGGAAAAGTGAAAGAGTCCACAATCCTTGATACTATGGGGCATACAGACATTAGTTGCACAAAAGATCATTATTATTTTGACCGCACAGGAATTGAGGAAAAGAGACAGGAACTTGACTTAATCGAAGCATTATGA